TTTTACATTCACGCTTTACGCTTTTTAAATAAATCAAACATGATGATCGCCATTTCTGAGCGAATCAGTTCTTTAATTTTTCTGTAATCTTCTGGCTCTAATTCCTCGTTAAGACTAATTCCTTTAGCGGCCTCTCACCCAAAAATCTTACATCACTTTCTAATGTCTTTAAGACGCTTTGAATTAGGTCCCTTTGTAGAAAACGCATAAGGAGTTTCATATCCCGCTACATCACCAGTTGTACTCAATTCTCTTAAAAAACTCTTCATTTATTTTATTTCCTTTCTATAATTATTTAGTTACATCTTTTAAATATTTATAAAGATAATCTTTCTCATGTTTATATCATTTTTTAAAATCTGTTATTTCCGTTTCGGCTCTAAAACCATCCATTTCCGGATATACCACAACTTCCGAAAATGCCTCTTCATAGATATACTTAATAAATTTCATTAACTCATTTTCATTATATGTGTTGCCACCAATACTAACATGAGATTCATTTAATAATTTAACTTCTTCTCTTATTATCTCTTTTAATTCTGACTTTTTCATTATTTCACTCCTATATATTTCATATAATTTTAACTTCTATAAGTTAACATATCATAAACTTCATCTCAGTTTACTTTTGCAATATTAATTTTTGAGTTCAAAGCATATTTTTTTCATACTTTTTTAAGTTCTCTACCATTACTCGTATCAAGTCCAAGATTCTTTAAATTTTCATCATACAAAAATCATGATATAACTTCCTCTGTATCACGATTCTCAGTAAGTCTTTGAATTTCTTCTCTAATTAATTCTCTCAATTCTGTTTTTGTCATATCTTACCTCTACTTATATTGCATAACGTCTTTTTATGCCCGGCATTATGTTAAATGAATCTTCCATAATCTTTGCATAATTAACACCAAATATTCTGCGAGCTTCACCAACACTATAATTTACACAATAAGAGTTTGTTATCGTTTCATATCCTAAATCTTCTTTAATACCAGTAACTCCAAGTGCTTTTTTAAATGCTTTGTAATCTTCTTCTTTCTTCAAAATTGCAGTGTTTCAATCATTATGTTGAACAAAAGGTATACTATCAGAATTTGCAATAACATTTGATATTTCATTCTCTAATTCGTATAACTTCATCAAATTTGTAATTTGAGCATCTTTAACTCTATTACCTCTTACTAAGCTCTCAGTATGCTTTAAAAGCTCTGTAAGTTTAATTGTAATTACTTCTGAATCAATCTCAGGAATATATCCTTCTAACAATTCTGTTACTCTTGGGACTTCTTTTTCAATATACTCTTTTAATGCAGTTACATTTGACATACTATCAATATATGTTTTTAGCAAACATTTCTGAGCATCATTTAAGATGGCATATTTTTTGTTAAATTTTTCAATTAACATATTATATGCTATAACTCTTATTTCTTTATCCTGACTCTTGTATTTTTCAACCATTAAATCAATTTCTGTTTTCTCTGATTTAGTTATTTTATTTGTAACATGTTCTATAATTGTATATTTTGTTTGAACAATTTCTGTTGGGTTATAATTGTTTTTGGGATATAATTCGGCCTCAAATAGTTTGTATATCGAAGCTAATATTTTATAATTTTCTACCTTAGAATTGAACAATGTATCAATACTGTAATGCTTCTTGATTTCTTTAATAACATTATACTTTTCTTGCGCTAATTGTGATTCATTTAATCTTTTACGCATATTAATAACGGTATCTAAAAAATACTCTAACTTGTTTTCGTCTTTCGTTTTGTATTCTACAATACTATTATATAATCCTAACTCTTCCGATAATAACTTCCCCTTTCCAAAAAACTCTTTTAATATATCGAAAACTGCCGAACCGACATTACCTTCAAGAGTATCAATTGTAATTTGTCTCAATAAGGTTTCGTATATTATCGCACTATTACGAAGTTTCAGATGTTTAAGCTTACGCATATGTTTTCTCCTCGACAATATTATTTTCATTGTCAATTTTTATTTTTTATAACTATATCATTTAATATAAATATAATTATTTTTAATTATTTTTATAATATTTTATCTTTTTCGCTTTTTAATATTTCACTAATCAATGACTTGTCCGTTTCTTCTTTGGCATATTTTAACGTTGAATTTAATCTCTCTAAAAATTTTCATTTATCTTCAATTCTTTTTTGTATGAAACCGTCAAGTCTCTGCATTTCTTCTTCATCGTCCTCAAATATATCTTTGGCAGTACCTTCTAACGATAATGCACTGCCACCATTATAGTTATGCTTTAATCCATTCTTATCGGTTTTACCAGAATCTTTCATATCATCTACTCCTAACATTGTATCAAATTTGCCTTTTTTACTTTTAGTTGTTGTGTCAGTTTCATCCGTTTCTTCATTCGTTTCATTATTATCATCATCTCCTCAACTAAATCCATCGTCTTCTTCCTCACCATTATCTTTATTTGGTGTTGGATTAGCAGGATCAGTTCCATCTTGCTCAATTGATTCATATCTAAATTTACGTTTCTTGTCTTTAAGTACACCATTACGCTCTTTTATTGCGTCTTCTTCATTTATCTTTAAAACTTGCTCATATATAAAATCACTACTGATTAAATTAGTATCCATCATATCTCTTGCTAATGATATTTTGGAATTTCATAACTCTATTTTTAATTCCTCATGAACTACTGACGGATTAGTTAATGTTAATTCAAAATCTAACAAATCTTTGTTTTTATATCCCTGTGAATAAAGATGTATAATGGCTATCTTAGTTAATTCAGAGATAATAATCTTTTGTATTCTTTCAATCGTTCTAGCGAATCTTAGATCTTCCGCAGACAAAGTTGCCTTAGATCCAATTTCCTCTTCGTAACCGAGAAATGCTTTTGGTATTCTTAATGAAGCAAATAATTTTCGCTGTAAGTATTCTATATCATCAATTACTGCATATTCCATACCACCTAATGTATCAATTTCAGTTCCACTATCACCACCCCTAACTGGGAAAAAGAAATCCTCATTGATCGAATTCTTAACAAAAATACCATCTCTTTCTTTTCCGTTATGTGAATCAATAGCAAAATTATGATATGTCTTAACATTCATGCAATATACATCATCCACATCATCTAAAAATTTTATTTCTTTCACTTTATGATTTATCGTTACCTCTTTTAAGAAATCTCTTTTATTTATAAAATCATTAACACTTTCAAAATTTCTTTTTAAAATTGCTCGCTTTATTACCATGGGAATGAATTTTTTTGACTTTTTTCTTCCACTATTTAACTGTAAGTAATAATCATATAATTCTGGTACTTTGTTCATTTCATTTACTATTTTGGATAAATTTATATTTTTATTGTTTTTGACTATTTTAATAACATTATTAAATAAATACTCATCAAACCTATCCATCATTGCTTTTGAAACTTTTTCTTTATAAGATTTATTTTTTCATCTTTTAGTGTTTTCCGCTTGCATAAACTTGGAATGAGTTTCTTTAAATTTTTTTGTTTTTGAAGGATGATTCGTTTTCATTCTATTTATTGCAAATATAGATAATTTTTGTTTCATTAGTTTTGCTTTTTCTTTACCATATATTTCTTCTCAAGTTTTTCCGTAATTTGGATTTTTTTCTCCAATTTTAGCTTGAGACATTTTAATTATCATATCATTAGTACGTTCATAAGGCACGTAATTTTCCTTCATTCATTTGGAATGTTTTGGCCTTTTTTTGTTACTTAATCTCTCTGAATATTCTTTTTTTCTTTTTTCCGTAAAAGCCTCTGAAATTTTAATAGCATTTTCTGCTAATATACTATTTGAAGCTTTTGTTAATCCAGTAGATCATATTTTTCCTCTTCCTTCTTCAAAGTTTTTTTTGTGTGTTCGACTTCTTTTTCTGTTTATCTCTTTTTTTTCTTCTTTACTTTTTGAATGTCACATATCACTGGCATTTTTAGCATGATATGCAATATGTTCAAAAAATTTCATTGAACAGTTCAAATTTTCTGGACAATTATTGTTTTTGTTGAAATTTTTATGATGTATTACGTTTGAATTATTGATATAATTATCAATATTATATTGTTTCGCAATCATTCTATGAGTAAATTTATACTTCTGTATCTTCGGATTAAATATTTTTTCATAGCCTTTTATTCTCTTTTCCGTTGATTTAGCAGTTCTAAATGGCATTAATGAATCATTTTTTTCTAAATCTTTAGCAGCCTTATAAGAACAATCTCTAAGCATTACTGGATGATTAGGTTCGAAATCAATATAAGAATCATCATCTAATATAACTCTGACCAATTTAGAATCTCTTATTGTTAAATCACATCACAATACTTCACCTGATTTTATTTCTCCATTATCGTTTCTATCTATCGAATATACATAATTTTTCTTTCCATCTTTTCATTCTTTTGCTAATTCTTTGATTGTTACAACTCTCCCATCTATTAAAGGAATTTTTGTGTCTTTTCTTACCGGCATCATATTATATTTTAAATTATAATCCCCAGTTTTTGGGTCAACAAACGGCGTTCTTCTCATACCATTTATAATATTTTCCATGTGTTCATCAATCTCGTCCGGTGCTAAAGCTCCAACATCAACCTTAATAACTCTCTTTTCAGGTGCTCTTGTTATTCTGTGTATTAACATAGCATCTTCCATTAACATTAATTGCTTTCATACTTTTCTGCCACCTTCAAGCATGCTTCTCCCATAAGGAAAGTGAAATACATCGCCTAATAATCTAAAGTGTGCAACCTGAAACTCTTCCAACATATCCTTTTGATCACCAGCTACAACGAACTGAACTAAATATGGATTTTCCTCATCTACTCCTTCGAGTCTCTCAACATCATAAGGCGATAAAACTTTAATGTTTACAATACCTAAATCCTTATGAAGTTCTAAGTACAAATAACAATCACCAAACTTACACATGTTTCTAATTCAACCTCATAAGTTAAATGGAATATTTAATATATCATAAAATAAATTTTGTAATATACCTTCTATATTTTTATTATTTGTTGTGACTGTTAATATATCTTCAAATTCGTCTTTTGTGGTTGATTCTTCCGAATAAAGATCGAGGGCTGATGAGAGAATCGGATCTCGATCCATTTCCATGTAATCATTATATAATAATTGTTTATCAACTCCACCTTGTATTGCCGCACTTGTTTCTTCTAGCTTTGCATAAGTTTTCATACGAGAATATTTTCCTGATTCGCCGTGACGCATTTGAAATCCATCCGTATCTATTACTTTAATTTTCTTTTTTCCAACATATCTAACAATAACATTATTAGAGAATAATCGTCTTAACCCTCTATAAAAATTACTTGTTTCTTGTGCCATATATTATCCTTCCTTTATAAAAAATCTCTTAAGTTTAATTTGTGTCCATTTACATTTGCCTTTCATGGATCGCCATCATCGCTGTCATTATACATTTGTTTGTTAGTTAATTTTCCCGTAAATTTTAACATTTTCTTTGTTGTCTTACGACTTTCTGTTAATAGGGTTATCGCTATTTCTCTCACATACAATCCCATGGCGGCAGACAAAACTAAATCATCATTTTTACCATTAATTGCCTCTGCCTTTCCACCTTTCTTATATACAAATGTTGTCAATTCGTTTAATAACCTTTTTGAGTGAACTATAATTTCTCTCTCTCTGAAAAATCTCTCCATTTTATTTATCATTAATGGTCTGGTAATCATTGTGTTACTAAATCCAGGTATTTTATTTGCATTACTTTGTAACAAGAGTTTAACTCTTTTTGCAATATCAGCTTTTTCGCCCGCTCTTCCTGAGTAATATAAATTTTCATATCGCTTATGTAATGCCGCTTCAACTGTTGTCAATCCTAATCCATTATTCTCAATTACTAATAAGGCACTATTATATTCAGTTGCAACACTTACTGTTCATGTTCCTAAATCATACGGGTCAATTAAGCCAACATACTCACCAACTTGTTCTAATGTTTCTACATCTCAAATATGAAAGGCAGATTTATCTGCAGAATCACCACGAGAAACATCGACTGATACAATATATTTATGATTCGGTTCGGGATATTTTCATATTCAAAATTTACCAGCATATCTTTTTTCTATTGGTTCGCATACATGTTTTTTTCTATACTCTTCTATTATTTCTAATTCAACAACTGAATCACCTGATGTTAAAAACGAGCAATCATGCTCTTGAGCAGCCGCCTTTTTACCCATTTTTCTATCTTCATTATCTCTATAAGCTTGATCTCTATTGGGATGTAAATGTCAAGGTAATTTAATTGTATTAAATTCATTCTCACCAGCTTCTGCATCTACTCATAATTCATGAAAAACATTTCCCACGCCCTTAGGTGTTGATAGAATAATACAATCACCACCTTCTGCTAATGTATTACTTGCAGATGTTCAAATTTCTCTTGCTAGATTTTCTTTTACAATAGCACACTCATCTCAAATCAATAATGACAAAGCGTCAGAACGTCCAGCATCTTCGGTAGCTGATGAAGCCTCAACTGTTGAACCATTTCTAAAACGAAGTTTGGATTTGGTATCTACAGGTAATTTACCATTATCATCTTCTGCCATTCTTTTTAATCATTTTGGTAATAGTTTGTATATTGTGTTTATTTTATATACCATACTATTTGCAACTCTTGTCTTATTCGCTATAATTAATATCATTTTATTATCATGAAATAACATTAATCAAGTTGCATAAGCAGAAGTTAATGTAGAAATTCCTAATTGTCTCGCTTTTAAAATAATATTTCATCTATGTTTTAAAAACTCTCCAACTGCATCTTCCTGAAAATCATACAAATCAAACTTTATTAAACCTCTTTTCGGATGTAATATTGTGCAATACTTCTGCATAAAATACGCAGGATCGGTTGCACATTTGGCGTATTCCA